CTATTTCAACTAAAGTTCCATACGAAAACCCAGACGTTTTATCAGAATCGGGAAGAGATATTTCATGGTGTGCGGTAAAAGCTCCATAAGTTGTAGTACCGCCCGAAAACGTAATGTAACCAACACCATTACCATCTCCATCATTAATACCAACAGCATAGTTAGTGCCACTACCAGTATCAGCACCACATTGAATTAAAATTCCTGAACGATTACTATTATCACCATCATTAAAAAATTTAGCGCCATAATTACCAGCCACATCTGCTGAAAAATAAGCATATCCAGTACTATAAAGATTTAAACTTTCTTTTGTCCCTGATATAAACCGAACACGACCACTTTCCCCTGCCCCACTTCCGAAACTGGTTATTGACGAATAATCATTATCACTACTGTCACCAAAATTTATTTTATTTCCAGTAGATGTCCCTGAAGGAGTCATTTGTATAGTAGCATAAGAACCAACACCAGCTCCAACATTTATATCGCCCGTTGTTGCGGAACTTGAAACTTGAAGCAAACCAGCAATACTTGCGTCATCTCCAACGCTTAAATCATCATTTATCGAAATGTCGGTTGCAGACACTAAACTTTTAGAAGAATTTCCAATATAGGGCATTAAGTAATCTCCATCACACTTAAAGCAATATCAACCGCGCCCGACGCAGCCAAAGTTAGAGTGTCTGTTGTCTCCATCACAACTTTATTTCCACTTAATAACTCTAAAGAACTTCCAGAAGGAATTGGAGCGTTTGTAATTAACTCTACCGCTTGGTTTGCCTCATCATTTGCACCTGATCTTCCTGAAGTATCTGAAGTTAAAGTAAGTGTAGAGGTTACTTGTGAACCTGTTGTATTTCCAAGCATTATACTTAGCAAAACAGTAGTAGTTGAACCAGCAACAGTGTATATAACATCAGCAGAAGTTACACCAGCTTTCGTTATAAGTTTGAAGGTGTTAGCCATACTTTTCTCTCCTAACCTAGTGCAATCGCTAGTGCTGTACTATCATCACTTGTCGCTTTAGTATTAAGTTGCGTCTGAATATTGCTAGTTACACCATCAACATAATTCAGTTCAGCGGCAGACGCAGTAATTGTTGTTCCTCCAATTTTTAAAGCTGACAAATTTGGAGAAATTGCAGTTGTACCGTCGAACAAATCATCAATCGTATCAAAATTTGTATTTAACTTACCTCCCCAAGAATCATCAGAGCCACCAACTTCAGGCTTCGTTAAACTGAAAGATGTTGTTATCGTGTCAGACATAAAGAATCCTTAAACCCAAGTTGTTGATGCTTCTGAAGCATTAGACCAACTTGTAGACGTTGTTGAAATATTTGAATAACTTGTACTAGCAATTGTAATATCAGACCAAGTTGAACTAGCATCTGAAATATCAGACCAACTTGTAGTTTCTGTTGGAGTATCAACCCAAAGAAAAATTGGTGAAATTGAAACGGTAAAAGTAGCCGCAATTTCGTTAACGCTAATTGGAAAAACATGATTTAATAAAACACTATTAACACAAGAAAAAGTACTTGTTGCACTTGGTTGAATTACAAGTGTTGCACTTGAACTATTTGAAAAACTTAACTGAGGATTTGAAGCCCCAAGAAAAATTCTTTGTCCATTTGCAGAATTTGAAAAAGAAACAGAAAGAGTTGAACTACCACTCTGTATTTTTGAAGAGGAACAAGCAACACTTAAATTTAAACTGTGCGTTGAAGTAGGTTGTTGTATTCTTACTCCAGCAGACGTTACACTTGTACTAATAGAACTAACACTAGAACCATCAGCAATTCTTACACTAACGCAACTAACACTCGTTGTTAAAGCACTTGTTAAACTAGGTTGCTGTATTCTAGTTGAACCACAAGAAACATTTGTTGAGATTGCAACAGTTGAGGCAGCATCTACATACGAACCACCAATACCATAATAATAAACACCAAAATTACCTTGACCATAACCAGTTTCTCTAACTGACATTATTAATCCAAGGTTACATCTAAATCACCAGCGGGAATTCGCAAAACATCACCCACATTAACTGTTTTTGAAGCTGATAAATTTGCGTAGGCAATAATATTTCCAGAAGAACTTGCGTCGGTCACAGCACAGGAGGTCACAGTACCCCAATTGCTGCCCGTATTTGTCGGGAATTCAATTGCACCTGAGTTAGTGGCAGTGTTTCCCGAAATAGTCCACGAAATGCTTTGTCTTGCATACCCATTGCCAGAAAGCTCTGTTCCTGTAGATGAATCGGTGGGAGCTGAAGTGTATAAAGCTAAATACCAGCTCGTCGGTCTTGTTAAACTTGCAGTAGAAAAAAGATACTGTAAAACATGTGTTTCAAAACTATTTGTTAAACTCATTTTGACTCTCCGCTTTTTAATTTTGCTTCATACTTAAAGAACCGCCTCCAAAGCGTGCGGTGTCAGTATCTTTAATAATTTCAGAAATAATTCTGGTGAACATTGCATCATAAGTCGCGGCCCTACCCTCATCTAATAAATAAGTATAAGCTGAAACAAGAGAGCCATATAAATAAGCGTCGGGGTGTCGACTCAAAACAGTGTTTGACGTTGCAGAATCAGAAAGAGCGACAATGCTTTCTCCATACATAATTTCAAGTGTAGTTACTGAATCTGGAATTGGCCTTAAAGCTAACTCTGCACCAATTATTGAATAAGCCCTTGGTGTACCAGTTCCAGTATTAGAATAAGTTGAATAAAAAGAATTTGGTGTCATAAACTCTAACACATTAACAGGTGATGAATTCAATTTAACTAACCTAACTTCTCGTAAATCAGTTGGTAAACTTACAAACTCTTCACCAACTACCGTAGAAGCTGTAGCCCTTTTTTCTTGTGATCTAGTGTCTAACTCTCGCGACATACGAGCCTCAGCTAATGAGATAAAATCTGGTATTTGAGTTGTTAGATCGTCACGAGCCAGAAAATTAGCTATAGCTGTTTTTAAATTTGCAAAAGTATCAAGAGCCATTACAAATTTCCACTCGTTGTTCTAAAAGAAGGATTTTCTCTTAACCACTTCTTCCATTCATTAGGATTTTGAGCTGGCTCACCAAATTTATTAACCAATTGCTGGAAAATATCCATAGGTATTTCTCCAATTTTTTGATGATGTTTTTGAGTATTGCCTATTAAAGAATTTGGTCGGTATTCATTTCTTTCTTTTGTTGCTACATTAATAACTGGATCAACATTTGTTTTTGTTTCAATTAAAAAACCACCTTCAACACAGTTTTCCATTGTGGTCACAGAACCAGTTATATTATTTACATTAACAACTTTTTTAACCATTTTTTGTTCCTAAAGGGGCAGCCAAAGCCACCCCTTTTTTATTTTTTAAGAACCGTTGAGACCCAAAACAGCGCCATGCGCTTTTGGTGCTTTAACAATTAAAGTCCACTCAGAAACTATAGCAAACTTTGTCGCGTCACCAGTAGCCGCAACATCACTCACTGAAAAGGATCTACCAGCCAACGTACCCAAGCAAATATGGTCTGTGTCTACCAGATAAATTTCAGAATTAGGGCATACTCTGTCTACAGTAACACTAAGCGAGCCAAAATCTGACAAGTATACACTAGCACTGCCTACGATTGTAATATCAGCAGGAGCAGTCATATTGACTTGGTTCGTCGCAACTGATCCAGAACTTAATCCTGAAAAATTACCTTTGTTTGTCGGACTCATTACCATCATGCTAGGATTTCCACCTGTCTCAAAGGCTTCCTGCATAGCACCATCAATTTTTGCCAGCGTGAGAGCAGCCGCACTTCCCGTGAGATCAGCGGTATCCGTGCCATCTCCCGAGGCATGGCCCATGTCAGAAGGCTTATTACAACGAGTAATCCAAGTTACAAGTTTTGCAGCTTTTCGCGGATCAGACGCAGATTTAGCCTCATTTTTATACAAGGCTTTTTCTATGTCTCTTCGCTGCTCAAGTCCTTTTATTACCTTAACATAAGCTGTTTCTTTTTCCCTTCCAGCTTTGTCCACAGAATCAAGCGTGTTACTTACAGAAGCAGCATTAACGCTTATTTGGTGTACATTAGATAATCGGGTTGTTGCTGTAGGATTTACATAACTATAATCCGCACCCTCGTTCACATGGTTTGTATCTGAGGCTGCTGCAAGTTCTTGAACTTGCCACTCGGTTGTAACTCCTGAAGTTGTTTCCTTTTTCATATTAGAAATAAGAGGAGTTTCTGAAGGATCAATCCGATAAATAACATCAGATAAATCCTCCCTTTCACCAATCGCGCTGGTGGTTGTATAAGTAGCCATAAACTACTCCTTTCATCATTTTGTTAATAAATATTCAATGGCAGCATCACGACTGCCAGATTTGCTAAGTTTAGAAAAAGCTTCCCTTTTTCTTTGCTCTGCAACATCTACTTTACCTTTTGGTTGACCAGATTTTACCATTTTTGGCGCTGTTCCAACTTTCTTTTTCACAACACCTTTTTTAGATTGAAGCTGGTCATATAAACTAGCCTTGCGAGCCAAACTTATAATTCGCGCATCTGTAGCATTTGCTACATCTTGGTCAGAAAAACCTTGATTTTTTAAATACGCAATTAAATCAGTTTTTTCTCGCGTTGCAACTTCAGAATTTTTCCATTCTGGAACTAACTCTAAAAGTTTTGCTTGCTGAGTCACGAGATTTTGTTGTTGTAAAGCCGCTTGCTCATTTTTGATAGCTTGCAGTTTTTCCTGTTTATCTCGCAAAAGTTCTCGTTGACGCATGTATTCCATAGGCTCTTTTTCATAGAGACTATTCCATTCTTCCTGAGTTTTTTCAGGTTCAGTAGCCAACTGAGATTGTAATTGTTGTAAAGCGTGAGCGTAATTTTGGCGCTCTTGCTCAATTGCCGCTTTTTCACCAGCAACTTGCTTTCGTTGCTCGGAAACATCTTGTAGGCGCTTTTGAGCTGTTTTTTCTAATTGATAAGATTTTATCAATTCAGCAGTGTTAACGTCGTATTCTTCTCCATCAACCTTTACTGTAAAAAGAGGTTCTTCTACTTCCTCTTCTTCTTCTTGAACTACTTCAGTTTCAACTTGGTCTTCTTCAACGGTATCAACTTCTGGTTCTGTTTTTTGGGATTCTTCTTGATCTTCACTTACCACCTCTTCAGCAGAGTTATTATCAACAAGCAAATTTATCGCGTCTGATTGCGAAAGATTTCCAGTTCCATCTTCAGGAATACTAGACATATTCAACTCCTTTTGTTGTTAAATAATTCTTTTTCAGCCATTTGGCCCGTTTTTAAAACATTCTCTAAATGACCTTGAAATTCATCAATAGCAGTAAATAAACAATACAAATGCTCACGTTGTTCCGCAGCGTTACTATTTCTCCAAGCATCAAAATAAAGATTACGAATTGTGTTAAAAGCCTCTAAAACAATAGGCTCATTTAAAACCGCTTGCGCTCGTGCGCCACGCTCTCTATCCTTTATTAAATCCATATTAAACTCTCGGTAAATTTGTGGAAATATCACCACCCAAAGACATTTTTTGTTGTCTTAAACTTAGTTCTGCCTCGAACTCAGCTTTTCTCATTTGCATTTCCATCTGTAATTTTTCTCTTTCAAGAGCCAATTCCGCTTGCATACGCTCACGTTTTAAAAGCATATCAGCTTTTAATTTTTGCATCTCTACGCTCTCTTCTGGCTCTTCATTGGCAGCAGCTTTCATACTTTCATCAACAGTCTCTCCACTTGTAAAAAATTGATCTGTGTCCTTAAACCCAGCCATATTTGCAATTTTTTTCAAAGTATTGACATACTGACTTGTACTAACAACAGGATTACTTGGACCTAAAGTTTGCAAAATCTGCTCTTGCTTTCCAGCAATTTGAATAAGCATATTAAGTTTGTCAGACTCAACTCCATTGCCAAGGCCAACGTCAACTTCTATGTCAAATTTATTGTCAAAAGCTCTAGGATCAATATTAACATATTCATTATTAATTCTAACAGTTACACTTTTGTCTTGATGCTTTTGTAGCAAATGTAAAACACCAAAAGCTAAATTTTTACAGCCAGTTTCAGCAAAAACCCTAGCTATCATCTCAACCTTTAATTGCGAGCCCTGAATCGTCGACGTTACTGCGGCTGCTGTAGTAGATTGTAACGCTTTTGGATCAAGACCTAAACTTTGCTTTGAAAAACCCGTTCTTTGATCCCTCACTTGGTCCATATATTCCAACATAGCAAAACCTTGAGATCCCAATTGCGGAACTTGCAAAGGCTGGACCGCCCCTTGCTGACGCATTCTTACAATGCCAGCAGGTCGCGAGTTTAATAAATCATCTAAATTAACTTGACCCTCAACAACAGCAACCCTTGAATTATTGGTCAAATATAAATTATCAAGTTGACTTCTTAAAATTGAGGATTTTATAAGCTGAATGTCCATAACCATTTCAGCAACACTACGACCAACCATTCTATGTGGCATTAAAATAGGACTTAAAATTGAAAATGGTATGTGGTCAAAAGGCTCATTACTAACAATTTCACCAGAATCACCAAAAACTACAACCCTTCTTAATTCTGGAATATCATCTCCATCAAAATCACAACGAATATAACACTCGTTAACAATAACCTCCTTCATTGAAGGATCTTTACTATCACCCTCCTCACCAGCATCAATCTCTTGAAAGCGTTTTTGAATTTCGCCATCATGGTCACTATTTTCACCACCAGCATACCTTTGAACCACTTTTGGATCAAAACCACGCTCAATTAAATCCCCTGCCCTCATAGTGGTTCTGTGGGCTATAAAATCACAATCCTCAAGCGATTTTGAACGAGGCGAAAATATTAGTTCTTCAGGAGGCACATTCTCAATTTTAACCTTGCCACCCTTTGTTTTTCTTTTCACCTCAACATTAAAAAATTCTGAAACAGGAACAGCAGCATTTTCATCAATAAAACCTTGCTCAACACTCTCCTGAGAAACAATTTCTATATTTTTATCCTCAAGCAATAAAACTAATTCATCTTCAGATAAATTATTATACTCCTCATTGACCGTTGTTTCAGTCTCTTCCCAGAAAAATTTTAAAGCTCCAAGTTTAAATAAAAGAGCATCTTTAAACCAATTATGTAAAATAGAAAAACCGTTATTTTGTGAATTAATAACAAAATTAACTAATTGTGTTGCTTGCTCCGCACTTTTTATATCTTCTTTTTCACGACCAACAAAACGAGCAAAATCATTTGAAGATGCAAAAATTTTAAGTAACTGAGGCATAATAAACTCAATCGTATCTGACACCTCAGTTAAAACAACTTGACTTCTATTCTCTTGCTCATTTCCAAACTTATCACCAAGATAATAACCCAAAATTTCAGACCGATCAGAACTAAAACTCGAATCGTGGTAATTTACAGCCGCTTGAATTTCATTCTGAACAAGAGCCTTAAAATCAAAATTGTCCATTTTTTACTTTCTTCGCTTTTTTTTGGTTCTTGGAATAGGCTTTTTTTTGGAGGAGGGAGCTATTCCAAGAATTCTTTTCAACCAAGCAATCATTTCTTTTTCCCATATTTTTTACGCTTTTTAGGTTTTGTTTTTGCAGTTGATTTCGTAATTTTTATTTTTTTTAAATACATATTTTTGTGCATTAGTATAACAGTCCTTGTGGTTGCTGGTTGTTGTCTTGTGCCGACTTCATTGCACCAATTCCGACACCACCAACTATTCCATATTTTGCTAAAATTTCGATTAAATCCTCGTCAAAAACTACATAGTTATTTGTACCTTCTTTTGTGATCTTTGTTTTAAATCCCCTTTTTTCATAATCCGAAGCCAATTTTTCAGCGTCTAGTTTTGATCTAGCACCAATTCGCTCTGTATCGTAAGCACCCTTTTCGGTAAATAATTCAATTTTGTATGGGGATTGTCTTGATTCTTGATCTAAATATTTAATGCCTGTAACTCCTTCGGAATTTAAAAGTTCAGACATCATAGTTTCGCCACTATTATAATCTTCTCTTATTCCTCTACGAATTTCATCTGTAGTCATATTCGCTTTGGGATCAAACTTATTAGGGTTTAAAACTGTAGATATTCGTTTATAGGCAGTTGCTCCAGAAGATGTATTATCCAAATCCATGTGACGAAGTTCATCTATTGTTAATTTTCCTTCTGACCACCCATTTTTCGGTTTAGACCGAAAAGGGTCTTTATATGCGTATTTTTTATAAATATTTCTAAAGGCTTTTTGCACTTTAATCGGTTGATCTGTTATAGGTTCATCATAATCAATCATATCTTCTAATTTGGTTTTTATTTTTACCTTATAAGTAGCACCAAATTTTGGATTATATTCTTCAATTTCATCAGCTATTTCATCAGCTAACGCTCTGTAATCGTCGTCATAATCTGCGTCATTGGCTATCGATCTAAAATCAGAGGGCTTATCGTGCATCAATGCTCGTTCATACATTTCCAATCTTGAATAATCTTGATTCTTTTCCGCTTGGTTATATTTTTTCATTAACCATTCTTCATAGTCCAAATCTCTTGGCGTTAATTTCCCTTCGTACTCTTTTGCAATCTTTTCTAAATCAGTAAAATATAAACCTTTCCCATAGGCTTGCGCTCCTTCGCCTGTACCAATTTTGTCCATTCTAAATTTATCAAAAATTGTGCCAGAACCGTGATAAGCGTCTATTCCACCATCATCAAGCAGTCCTTTCGGCTTTAAGCCAACCTTAACATTGCCACCCATAGAGCCAAGCGTTGCTGGATCTACCGATACATCAACTCGATCAAGCAAACCCTTTGCTTGCTTTGCCACTCCCTTTACTGCACCAGAAGGAACAAAAGGAACAGCAGCCGCACCACCAAGTAATCCAGCAGTCGCTAAATCGCCTCTATCAAACGCTTGCTTGGCATCAACAGCCGCACTTATATCCCCGACAACAGGAATATAATCAATCGCTGCTGGAACAACAGAGGCTAAGGTAGGATTTACACCTACATTAGTAGCAAGCTGAAAAGGTAGCCGACGCATAGGGTTAGAATCAGAACCATAAAGAGCTAAAGCCTGTTGATCTTGAACCGACTTATGAGCTTGTAATTGCTTTTCACTTGGCAAAAAATCCAAAATATTAAATGGGTTGCTATAAGAATTTAATAAACTCACCATTTTAAACTATCCAGCTTGAATTCCCATAATTCAACTCTTTAGTCCAATTATAAGCAGTCACATTGCCACTAGCGCGAGCTGGCTCAGAAGCAAAAGTTAAAACAAAAGCATCAGCTAAATCAGGCGATTTATAACCACGCTTTTTTATCGAGTCCTTTGACTCAGCTTTAAATTTGCCATTTGAAGTGATGGAATAACGTAAAGACGCAAGCTCATTAATCAAAACTTCATCATCTGGTAACTTACTATCTCTCGCTTCAAGCCACTCCCTAGCCCTAAACCAAAGCTCATCTCGCAATTTCATGTACTTTTGACGTAAAGCAGGACTTTCACTTACATTTATCCCCCGCGCTGGTAGCCCCAATTCAACAAGGCGATCCACAACACCAGAACCAAGACCGATACTATCAATAAGCAACTCGCTAGGGCGCTCAAAATAAGGAACAGACTCATACTCAGCGAGTATAATTCCCGTCGTTTCCATGAGGTCTTTGCCTTGCCACGTTTTAACTGGCTCGATAAGGACATTCCCCTTCCTCTTAGCAAGGGCAGATCTGTCTCCACCAAATCTCGCAATGTCAATTCCCCAAATCGGGTGAACTTCTAACGACTCAACATCACGAATTACCGCACTTTCTATAAGTGTTCTCGAAATAAGTGTGTCAGCATCTTCCTCCGGAGGTAAACCTAAACAACGAACTCGAAATGTATTGCTCTCCTCACCATAAAGACGCTTCATGTCCTCAATCCAAGTTGGCGATACCATCTCACTATCATAACAACTGACAGTCATTTTATAAAATTGATCCGAATTTTTTCCAAAAGCATCTGCAAAATAACCCGTCGATTGGGTGGGGTTGCCAACCATAAGCAACTTGTTTCCAAGCGTCGAAATTGCCGCCTGAGCCACCTCAAAAATAATAGGATCAATCCCACTGGCCTCCTCAACAACAAAAACCATATTGGAACTATGAAAACCCTGCAAAGCCTCTGGAGATTCGCGTCTTGCAGTTCTCGCATAACAACCACTTTCACCCACATTCTTCAGAGTTATCTTATCAGCACCAAAAACAAGCTCGTCTTGAAAACCTTTAGGCAGCTTTTTAGCCCATTTCTTAATCTCACTCCATAAAACTTGCTCTAACTGAGAAGCAGAGTTAGCAGTACAAGGTATTTTGCAAGGAACTCTAGTTAAAAGATTCCAAAGAATAACCCAAGCTAAAAAAGTTGTTTTCCCAACTCCATGCGAGCTTCTAATAGCTATTTTATCATGCTTTGTAAGAGCCTCTAAAGCCTCTTTTTGCCATTTTTGAGGCTCAACATTTAAACAAGTCCTCACAAATAAAACTGGGTCTTTATAAAGCTCATATAATACATCAGCATCATTTTTTTTTGGCATAACATATAAACCTAAAAAAAAGGGGGGCTGGGGTAAGCCCCCCAAGTCTTTGAGTAGGGAGAACACAAAGAAAAACTTTTAGAGAGGGTACAGTCGAAAATTTTTCCGCCCCCCGTGTATTTTTTAAGGGGGGGCTATTTTAGAAATAGTAGATTTTTTACAAAAAAACCCCTCATTTTAGCACAAAAACGACATTTTTTTTACAAAAAACATATTTATACAATAAAAACAATAACTTAATTATCCGATAATTTTGATTATGTTACTTTTTTCTTATCTGGAACTAAATCAATGACATTCTCGCGGTCCTGATTAGCTGCTTCAATTTTACTCGCAACCTCACTTAATGCTTGAGAGAATTGAGAGCCTACAACATCAAGGCTAATCTGTTGCGGCATATATTTACCCAATAAATTCAATGTCTTACTGGCATCTTCCTCCAACTGATCCGCTAACAACATGTGAAGCGGCTTCTTTTTTCGCTCCAGAATTCCTAGAGCCGAGGTCAGTTCGCGCCTAATTTTAACGATTATTTGCTCACCATGACCAGAACCAGTTGGTCTACCACCTTTGTTTTTTACAATCTCATTCATAGTTGTTTACTTGAAATAACTTTTTGAAAACATAATGTTAATGTTTTTTGTGTAAAGACACTTTTACCTAATTATATCCAGATTAAGCATAGAAACTCGCACAACACAAGGAAACCCTGATATCACCGTTGTATCACCGTATTTTTAAGTAATTAGCGACGCAATCAAGACCCGAACATAAATAACTATATCGTTTTCTAGTTGGTCGACAATCTCCAATCTTTTCATAGTCGACACAAACACTAACAAGAACTTTTAAATAACTTTTTGTCATACCTGAACAAGTTTCAATTTCAATTAAGCGTTCTTTTGCTTTTAACGCTCGTTCTTGTAAACTATCGTCATCTGCTGATTTTCCCCTCGGAGTTTGATCTAAAATATTTCTCCCACTAGATCGCGCCCAATATGCAGTATACCGAGCCTCAAAGATCTTAGCCGCTTCAAATTGACGAAAAGTTAATTTGTCACGATTGAAAGCGCGGAGAATGGGTGTTGGCTCTTGGTTAACCCAAACCCTTGAAGATTTTTTATGTAGCCTTACGAGCTTGTAGACACCCTTAGAAAGCGTTTCAGGTGTTGGAGCATCATCATTCATTTTTAATAAAGCCTTGACCTAATCCAGCGTACCCAATGATATCATGCCAAGAGTCTGCATGATTTTCCTTATGCTTTATTCTGGCTAGCTTAACTGCAATCATACACTGCACCACCATTGATGGAGTTATCTCTTGGTCCAATATCACTGACCAAAATCTTGCAATTTCTATGTGATTAGCAAGTGGACTTCCATAATCCTTCCCCCGTTCTCTTATTGTTTCAGCAACTGCCTCAATCCCGTCGCAGTATTTATCGTGTGGATTATTCCAATCTGGGTTCATATCGTGTTCTCCTTTAAAATGGGATTTCGTCATCATAGGACACCCTCTCTATTTTGCTGTCTGGAAATGTCTCTTTAACTTTTTTTATGATTGGTGAAATAAATGGTATAAGTTCGTCTATTGATACCCACACTTCACCCTTGGTTCTTTTTTTGGTCCACTGTGTTCTTGTTACATTTATTTTTACCTCTGGAAAAAGTGGGTGAGTTGTTTGCCACAATTCCAAATCAACAAGCGGAGCGCCATTTTTTTCCGCTTCATAATCGACAGCACTCCAGCCACGAATTGTTGCACTCCCTAATTTAAGTATTCTTTCTTTATTGTTAGATTCTAATGAGGTGTAGAGTGCTTTTTTCTGAGTGTGGAATTTTTCTTTTAAATCGTCACTGACATATTTAAACATATTTTCAATACTTAAATATTTTCGTTTCATCATTTTTTCGATTGTTATGATTTCGCTTAACTTCAGCAAAATATCTTTATCAATAATTTTTTGTAGTTCCAAAATGAGCCTCACTGTAGGTGTGGAAGATTTTTGTTTGTATTGTGTTGCTTCCTTCTATCCACACCACACCCACACCCCCCTATAAAGGGGTGTGGT